TGGACGTGTTCCGCCGCGGGCATGAGTTAGTCATGGCTCGGTTTGATGCTTTCCCGACTATCCAGCCGGATCGCGAAAGCATCATGGAGTATGTCTCGGGATATACCCCGCAGAAGGCTGCACGGTTGTTGGCCGTGCTCGAAGAGCAGCAATTGAACTATGACGGGAACACGAAACACGTGTTCGCAAAACAGGAGGTTCTTCTCAAGCCTCATGGTGCCCAGCCGCGGGTTGTATATCAGGGTACAGACATGTACAACCTTATCGCGGGATGCGTCCAGGTTGAACTGGCCAGACGCATGAAACAAGTGTTTTCCCTGTCGAATCCAAAGAATACCGGCAATCGCATTCTTTTTGCCGCCGGTCTTCATAATGAGGAGATAGGGGACATTTTGGAGTCTAGTCCTGGGGTCATGATTGAGAATGACATGAAGAACAATGATGGGTCACAGAGCGTGTAATTTCGTAAGTATGAGGCGATGTTCTATGCGAAACTCGGAGCCCCTATGTGGTTCGTGAGGGAGTTTGCCAACAATAAGGAGGTACGTGTGTGGACCCGCTACGGGGTTACCGCGCACGTTGTCGGACAGATGCGGTCTGGGGAGCAAGATACCACGACCACGAATTCTTATGTTGGCATGTGCTTGATACAGGAGGCTTTACGCGAGGCCTGTATCGAACGCTCCACGAACGTCCATGGAGGTGACGATTACCTCGGGGTTGTCCCCGAAGGCACGGAGGAAAAGTTTGTATCGGCGCTCTCTAGCGTCGTTCCGGCTGCTGGCATGACGCCAGAGCCGGCCATTCCTGCCTCTCGGGAGCATGCAACGTTTTACCGTAAGCGTTACGTGCGAGGTCGTAACGGAACCCGCGGTGTGCCCCAGTTCGGGCGCGTCCTTGCCAAGCTCAACGTTCTTAGTAATATGAATCAGAACGTTAGCGATAGAGATTACATGGCCGGCAAGTATTTGTCTGCCGCGTATGAACATAGGTACGCGCCTGGTCTGAGCCACATACTACTTGAAGCAAGCCAGGCCATGAGCTCGAAACCTTTTGTCGACCACCAAACTAATAGAGAGGTCGGCCACAAGGGGGCGGAGTACATCTTAGAGAAGATGAGGGTTGAACCGCTGGATGTAGACAGTTTTGGGTCTTTCCTGTGGGACGTGTATGGTATAACCCACACTGATTTGTGTGATTTGTATGGTCGTGTTGCTGAGTCATGCGTTTTATGGCTTGACAAGTGGACCATGGTCAACAAGAAAGGTAAACACGTCAGCAAGAGAGGCGCCCCGGTAGACAAGCTTACCGGAGATACAGTGGAGGCCCTCGCTAAGATGGACACGTAGTGGTATGTCAAGCAC